TGCTACAATAGTAGATAATTACATACATTTTATGGCTAAATCCTTAGATAAGGTGCTTCAGCCTGACGGAACTTACAAGTGGGAGCTTGTAGAGCCTAATCTATCCGAAAGAATGGGTAACGCTCCTGGTACAGTATGTCCTGCACCTGAACCAAAGGCCACAAAGAAAAAGCCTACTAAAAAGAAAACTACTAATCCACTATCCGAATAATTAATGGCACTCGAAGAAAAAGTGATTCAGTCTGATTCTGTGAATCCTCCTGAACAGCCCGTGGCTGAAACTCCTTCACAACCACAAGCACCAAATCTTGACGCTATAAAAGCAGAATATGAAGCACAAGTAGCTGCTGCTCGTAAAGAAGCTGCTGAAGCACAAGAAAAGTTTAAGGGTATCAAAAGTAAATTAGATGATGTCTACAAACAAAAGGATCAGCAACGCAAACAAGAGTTAGAAGATCAAGGTCAGTGGAAAACTCTTTGGGAAGAGGCTAATAAAACAGCCCAAGAGAAAGAACAACAGATAGTGACTTTATCTCAACAGTTAGAGGATTTAAAAACTTCTAATGAAGTTGCATCTACCAAAACAACAGCCCTTGCAGCGATTAGTAATCTTGGAGCGATAAACGCAGAGCAAACTCTATCTTTATTACAAGGAAAGTTACAAAAGAACGCTAACGGAGAAGTTGTTGTTCTTAATGGTGGAGTAGAGCAGAATCTCAATACCTATCTCACGAGTCTCAAAAACCCTGGAAGTGGTTGGGAACACCATTTTAAGCCTAGTAGTGCTGCTGGAATGGGAGCAAAACCAAGTCCAGTTGCTAATGCTTCTGGAGGTCAAGTAAATCCTTGGAAAACGGGCAATATAACACAACAAATGCTAATATCAGATCAAGACCCTCAAATGGCAGCAGTGCTGAAACAAGAGGCTCAAACTAAATAGTTAATTTCCGTGAAATTAACCCCCTTATCTGT